TAATGGAGACAGGCAAGGCAATTTATAAGCTGCTCAAAGACAGCAGCGCAGTCGGTGCAATTTGCGCGGATCGCATTTACCCGGAGCTTGCGCAACAAGACGCCGACGCTCCGTTTGTGGTTTACACTGTTGTTGACACTACGCCCAGCGACACCAAGACAAGCACGTCAAAGGTTGACACGGCGCGCGTGGAGTTGTATTGCGTAGGCGACGATTACGAGACCGTTATGGATTTGGGCATTGCCGTTCGCGGTGCGCTCGACAGGCAGAGCGGAACCATTAGCGGCGTACAGGTGCAGTCTATCAGCTTTGACGCAAGCGACATCCAGTTTGACGGCGATCAACGCGTGTATGTATTGGAGCAGACCTACAACACGCGCGTGCAACGTACCGGAAGCGCAACAACGCTAACCACTTTTCCGGGCAATAGCTGGACCATTGAAGAAGTGGACGGCACGCCAACGGGCGCGGTCAACAAAGTCATTGTATCAAACGGCTCCCTAACTATTGACGGCAACACCGCGACACTAGACACGGGCGGCAGCAGTAGCGGCGTGACCAGCGTCAACAGCTTGACAGGCACGGTCGAGTTGTACGGTACCAACCTTAACGTGCAAAGCGGAGTGGCGCAAACCATTTATGGCAAGTTTCAAAGCATCGATGGCGACTTGACCAGCATTCTGCAAATCCTGAAAGGCTCAGCGCAAAACGAGCTTGGCGTGTTTAGTGACGTGTCAGACAACACTAAGCCATCGTTAAAGGTGACCACCACCAACGCTATTTTGCGTGGCGGTACGGCCACTTTAATCAAGGCAGAGCAGACAAGCCCAGGCACGTTGACGTTTGCGGTTGCTGCTGGCGCAAGCGACACCGAGACAACGGGCATGTTGGTTGCCGGCCAAGCTAATGGCAATGTTGTAACGACGTTTCCTTTAGAGGTGCGGTTCACTGGTTCAACTTCCGGCATTGATTACGGCGACCTTGACAATACGCCGACCACGATTACAGCGGGCCAAGCAAGCGCAATCACGGCGAACACTGCCAAGACAGGTATTACTTCCGGCCAAGCGTCAGCCATTACCGCCAACACCGCCAAGACGGGTATAACCTCGGAACAGGCGGACGCAATAACAGCCAACACCGCGAAGACGGGTATTACTTCGGAGCAAGCAAGCGCGATTGCCGCCAACACCGCAAAGACAGGCATTACTTCGGGACAAGCGAGTGCAATCACAGCGAACACAGCAAAGACGACCTTCCCGGGCTTTGGCACGTCAGCGGGTACAGCGTTAGAGGGCGACACGCCATTGCTAGAGCTAGGCACAACAAGCTCGACCGCGTTGGCTGGTGATACAACCACGATCACATCGGGCCAAGCGTCAGCGATTACGGCTAACACGGCGAAGACAGGTATTACTTCCGGGCAAGCAAGCGCAATCACGGCGAACACAGCCAAGACGGGTATAACGTCGGGGCAAGCGAACGCAATTACCGCGAACACGGCCAAGGTTAGCGCCGATGGTTCAGTGACTACTCACAACGACGTAAGCGACGCGGGTAGCGGCGCAATTATTACAGGCGACGAGCGTACAAAGCTAGCAGGCATTGAAGCGGGCGCAGAGGTCAACGTAAATGCAGACTGGAATGCAACAAGCGGCGACGCGGAAATCTTAAACAAGCCAACCATTCCCACGGTTCCAGTTGACGACGTGACAGGAGGGACAGGATTAACAGCAAGCCCAACCACGGGAAACGTTGTTGTTAACCTTGACGATACAGCGGTGACCGCTGGCAGCTACACCGCAGCCGACATAACAGTTGATGCTCAAGGCAGAATTACAGCGGCTGCAAATGGTTCGGGCGGTGGCGGTGGCGGTGTCACTTCCGTAACGGGTACGGCTCCAATCGCGAGCAGCGGAGGCACGACGCCGGCAATATCAATTACCGCAGCAACAACAAGCGCGGCGGGTAGCCTAAGCGCCGCCGACAAAACGAAATTGGACAGCGTGCAAACGGGCGCTAAAGCGTTTCCCGCAGAACAGGCAGTATGGGCCGGAGCATACGAGAGCAACGGAAGATTTACAATTCCAACAAGCGCGGGGTTTTTGCGCTGGGACACTTCCGTTTCTAGCGTATCAGGTACAAGGTCCAGCGGCACGGGTTCACTTCCTTCCTCGCCTGTGTATGGCGATTTGTGGACGGTGCAACTAGATCAAAACAGCAACTGCAACTCTTTGGGCGAATACATTGTTCCTGTTGACGGGTGGTACGAGTTCAACATTTTTGTCGCTGTGCAAAATACAAGCAGCTCAGACGCTAACGAGGTGAAAATGATTTTGGCGCCTGGTTTTAAGGTGGGCAGCTCTGGCGCATGGTCAAACAAGAAACTGAACATGCGTACAACTAAAGACTTGTTTGGCAGTCAGTACGACGGCACGGGCGGCACGTGCGTTTTTTATGCGGAAGCGGGCGAGTACATTGTTCCACTGTTCTATTATTTAAGGGCGGGAAGCGGCAGTTCATCCGTCAAACAGGTTTTGTGGCATAGTTACACCCACGCAGCCATACGGCAAATTGCATAATACCGACTTGCATTTAAAGCAAAGCGTGTAAATTGGTCTTATGGATTTCATGACGGAATACTGGGCTGAGTTGCTCATTGCGCTTCTGGCCTTCGCAAAGGTTGTTGTAAACCTTACGCCAAGCATTAAAGACGACAGGGTCTTCGGTTACGTTGACCTGTTGTTCAACGCGATCATCGCAAACAACACAAAGGAAAAAGAATAATGGCCGGCATTATTAACGGAAGCGTCTACTTACTCAAAATCGGTGGTTCTGCATTGCCAGACCAGACCGAAGGAAGCATCAGCTTGTCGATGGAGACACGCGACACAACCAGCAAAGACAGCAGCGGATTTCGTGAACTGTTGGAGTCTACGCGTAGCGGAAGCATCAGCGTTAGTGGTTTGGTTGACGAGGCGACAGGCCAAGCGGTCTCAACCTTGATGGGGCATTTTGCAGCGCGTACTTCGTTCGCCATCATCTTTGGCCTTGACGCTACGGCCGACAATCACTTTACATGCGCCAGCGCATTCGTGACTTCTATCGAAGCCAGCGGAGGCACAGAGGACAACGTTACTTACAGCGCAACAATTGAGCTGTCGGGATCAATCGCATTTGTTGAAGCGTAATGCTGATTGAGCTTAGCGGCAAAGAGTTTCGTTTGCGTTGTGACATGCGCGCCCTGGCTAACGCCAAGCGCGAAGCAAACATCGATATTAGCAACCTTGGCGACGACGTTGTGGAGGTTGGTTCGTTTGTGTACTTCATGGCACAAAGCGGAGCGAAACATGCGGGAGTTGAATTCAAGTACGAGCTTGACGACTTCTTGGGACTTATCGAGGTTCAAGACCTTGAGACTTTGGGCGCGTCTATCACCAAGCTCATGGGCGGTGGCGCGGAAAAAAAAAGGTGAAGCGGAACCGCTAACCTTCGAAGATTGTATGCAGATAGGGTTGGGCCGTTTACGGTTCAGCCCTTCTGCGTTTTACGACATGACGTTTGTGGAGTTCTGCGCAGCCGCACAAGGCAACGCCAAGGACGAGGAGCAGAAGCAACAGATCGAGTGGGAGCGAACGCGGTGGCTGGCTACAATCATGTTACAGCCGCACGGCAAGAAGGGACAGAGTATCAAGCCGCGCGACCTTGTTATCTTTCCGTGGGAGAAGAAGGAGAAGAAGAAGAAGCGTTCGAACAAGCTCCTAGAACACACACTTAAAGCGTGGTCAAATGGCAAAACTTAAGGATCTAAAAGTTACAATTGGTCTAAGCAAAAAAGGCTTGACCAAACTTAACGCGGACCTGCGCCGCACAAAGAGCAACTTTAAGAGGAATTTCGGCGAAATTTCTGCGCTTGCAGGTAAGGCAGGAATGGCAATCGCCGCTGGCGTTGGTGCTGGCTTGACTGCTGTCATTAAGAGCGGCGCGCAGTTGCAAACGTTGAAGGTGGGCTTTCGGTCTATTATGGGCAGCGCGGAAGGTGCAGCCCAGATGGTTAGCAAGCTCAACAAGTTTACAGCGTCTACACCGTTTCAGCTTGAGGAGGTCAGCCGTAGCGCGCGACAGTTGATTGCGGTCGGGACGGGTATGGACGACGTCAATGATCGTTTGCGCATGCTTGGCGACATTGCTGCGGCGTCAGGGAACAGCATTGGCGACATTGCGGCGGCATTCTCAAAAGTCCAAGCGAAAGGCAAGGTGGAGCTGGAGAACCTTAACCAATTGGCCGAACGCGGCATTCCAATTTTTGCAGAGCTAAAGAAGGTTACAGGCGACGCGAACATGGAGTTCGGCGCGGGTTCGGTTACTGTTGATCAGTACAACCAAGCGCTTGCAAACATGGCCAGCGAAGGCGGGTTTGCCAACGACGCAATGTCAAACCTGTCCGAAACTATCAGCGGTAAGTTTTCGACGGCTATGGACAACATCACCTTGGCATTGGGTGAATTTGCAGAGAAGTCCGGTTTGCTTGAGGCTGCTACTAACATACTTGACGACTTCACAAAATCACTGCAACGAGCAAGCGCTTCGGAAGCTGATCTTGTTGCGTCACGCGAGGAGATATTTAACTTATCAGAGAAAGCCAAGACAGCGCACAAGGGCAACGCGGACGCAATCCGCGAAGAAATGAAGGCGGCAGTTGATTACGCGTTGTTCATTAAGCAAAATGTAGGCGGCGTAAACGCGGAAGGCCATTTTGCCGGAGCTGCTGCAATGCTAGACGCCTTCGACGAAGCCATGGCATTTGGTACTTTGCCCGATGCACCAGCAGTAACCGAAACCACCGCGCCAACCTCACCAGCCGCTGAAGTCAAGCAAAAAGAACAATTACTAGCCGTCGAGAAGTCGCGGTTGCTAACTATGGGCATGGCCAAGGAGCTGCAAGGCACAATGGCCAGCGACATTATGGCGGCAAGCATGGCCAACCATGAGTTAAAGACAAGCATGGAAGGCGTAGCCGAAGCGGTCAAGTTGCCGCTCGATGCAATGGTTGAGCTGGGCAACTACGCAGCTAACAAACTTCCCGGCTTTTTCATGCAAGCATTCAGCGCATTGCGTGAAGGCGGTAAGAGCTTTGGCGACTTTATGTTGGACTTACTAGAGCAAATGGTTTTAAAACTTGCCGCAATGCTTGCCGCGTTTGCTGCTTTAAGTATTCTGTTCCCAGGATCGGCAGCGGTCAAAGGTGGTCTTGGGTCTTTCCTTGGCGCGGGTATGGGTATACCGCAGATGGCCGACGGCGGCATGTTTACAGGCGCTTCCTTGGCTATGGTCGGAGAGGGACCAGGTACCTCAGCCATAAACCCGGAGGTCGTTGCACCGCTCAACAAGCTGCGCGATATGATGGGCGGCGGTAACGTAACCGTGACGGGCATGATTAGAGGAAGCGATATTTTGATTAGCAACGAGCGATCACAGATTGACCGGAACAGAGTAAGAGGATTCTAATGGCGGTAAGATTTTATGGCGACTTTGCCAACGACGTGGGCGACCAGTTCCGAATTAATATTTACGACGACACCTTTAGCGGCACGAGCAGTGAAGTCGTCGTCGGTACGCCCGGCTTTGTTTTAACTTACGAAGGCGACAACAAGGAGGAGTACCAGCCCATTATCCCGTCCAAGCTAGACTTCACCTTGTACAATCAAGGCGGCGCCTTTGACACATGGTTAAATACGATCGTGCCTCTCGCAGTAGAGGCGCAAATTTTGGTCGAGGTGTTGAGCGAACCAGGAACGTCAGGTCAAAAGGTGTTTTGGCGTGGCGTTATGTTTTTAGAGCAGATGCAAATGGCCGACGAGCCAATGCCCAGCGCCGTCAACTTTACTGCTGCGGATGACATAAACCAGTTAAAGCAAACGACCGTGGACGCGTTGACAACGTCACCGGGATACATCGCGAACTTTATCCGCGCGGCACTAGCTGAAACGCGGTCGCATGGCTTATGGAATAGCTCAGACCAATTCCTGACCTACTTCAACGACATAGAGCCAAACGGGTACAGCGGAAGCGACTATCTAGGCGAGGGCGTAATGACTCTTCCGAGTTTGCCGGGAAGCGTACCAACGGAATATTACAACGCCTACGACATGCTCAGAAGCGTTGCCATATCGTTTAACGCTAGGGTGTTTCAAGCGGGAGGTTGTTGGTACTTCTTGCCATACAACGTATTGCAGCGCGTAAGCGAAGGGACAATCATTGCTGGCGATATGTTCGCCCAAACTGCTGATGGTAGTGCATACACGTTAAGTTCAGAAGTCAAGAGTGCGTTTCAAAATGCGGTGGCCGTAACCAATGGCACGAACATCAAGAAATTGGCAGGCAATACAATAGAGTACAGCCCACCAATTAAGAGGGTGTTGCGCAAGCGAACAACTAAGGCGTCTGAGTTTCTGTTTCAGTTCAACACAGACTTTACGAGCTTGTCTAGTGCATCGCCGGAGATCACGTTGGCTGATGACGACCGCACATATTTTGCAGGAAGTACGCATCTGCTAACGCTGAACTACAACATCGAAATTGCGGCTGTCGCGTCGGAAAACAACTACATCAATAACCACACTGTGCGAGGTGACTTCACGATAAAATTTGGCAGTCAATATTACACCGACACGGGTTGGACGGGAACACCAGGCACCAAGAAGGTGGTGCTAGGGTCATACTTTAAAAGCGCAGGCTTTGAGAACATAGGGCAAGTCAGTATCCAAGTTCCTGAGTTGGTAAGTGATCAAGTAGGGCTAGACATTACGTTGAACGTACCCGTCTTAAATGGCGCTGGTGGCGACATTGTGGCTTCGTTGCCTACCAACAACGTTTTGTTTCTGCTGAATGTTTACGCAGGAGACAGCGCAGACAGTATCGGCGATGAGGTTGTGTTTAGCAGTATTACAACAGCAGCCAACCAAGTTGAATTAGAACAGACAGATGTTATTGCGGGTAATACTGCGGTCAGTTACACAACAGGCGGTTCCAGTGTGCAATGGGGCAGCGGTAGTTTTACAGGCGGCACGGGAGGCAACCCGGCAACGTGGACCAGTTCACAAACTAGCACTCCATACAGTCTGCACCGTCTTGGCGTGCTTGAGATACTGACCAACACGCAATTGCCACACCGCATTCGTTCAGGACGTTTTGTAATTACGACGGCGGCCAAGTTTGTTTGGCCGTACAACTTAATCATTGAGAGCAGCGACGACCACGTTATGTTTAAGATGAGCTACAACGCCAACGATAGCGAGGTTGACATCGAGAGATGGCATTTTAACACTAGCGTGTCCAACATCAGCTTTAGAAGCGATGAGTACAACAGCGACAACCCACGCGATAAATTTGCGCCAGCAGGTAACGTCTTGACCGACACCGTATCGAGTGGGTTAAACGACATACGAGCAGGCAACGTCATGAACTTTACGCCCGCTCAACTTATTACGTGCAGCAGTGGCAGTAATCATGTTATTGACGTAGACAGCACCAACGGGTTTGTGTACATGACGACCTGGACTGGGTCAAATGGTTTTAATAGGGTGTATTTGCCAAAGGTCGCAGATAACGAGGGCCGCATGTTGCGCTTTAAAAGCGACGACACGATTAGCGCAAACACCTATTACCGAATCACTGTAAACAGCGACGACTACACCAACGGCACGCGGATTGATGGACAAGCGTACTTTCAAATGGATCGCAGCTACGATGGCATAACGGTAATGTGCTACGATGGCGATTGGTTTGTAATACAGCGCAAAGAGAAGTGATGAAGTATTTCACGCACACCGAGTTCGATAGTCCCGACGTACCTGGCAGCGGGTCGAATATGGACGCGGACTTTTTAGAGATGCTGGACGACGCGAGAGCGTGCAGCTGTATCCCGTACCGCATCACCAGCGGTTTCCGTACACGCGCCTACAACGAGAGCTTAATTCGCAGGGCATACAGCGCCAGCCGCAACAGCAGCCACTTAAAAGGACTTGCCGCAGACATTGCAGCGGTCAACAGCGAGGCACGCATGCGCATCGTTGCTGGGCTACTTGCCGCAGGTTTTAAGCGCATTGGTATCGGCAAGA